GTCGCGAGCACGTCGACGCCGACGAGCACCAGCTGGGTGCGCTGGGCCGCGACGTCGCCCCGGACGGCCAGGCGCGCGTCGGCGACGATCTCCGCGAGGCCGAGCGAGGGCGCCTCGAGGTGGCGGCCGTGCTCGTGACAGTCGAGACAGCGCAGCTCAGCGACCGACCACGTGCCGACGTCGGCCGCCCGATACGCGTAGCAGCGGACGCGATCGCCCTCGCGCATGCGGACGGTGCGCTGGCACGACGAGCAGACGGCGCCGTCCAGGTCGCCGACGGGCTGGCCTGCGAGGACCGTGGCGGGCTCGGCCTCGACGCGCTCGATCGAGGTCATCGCTCGCCCTCCGCTGTCACGAGCGGATTCTCACACCTGTCGTCGTGATGGATTTGTCGCCCCATCATGCGCTCCGTCCAGCGGATCGACTCGGCGCCGCAGTGCTCACAGCGCCAGTAGCGAGCGCCGCCGACCTCGCGCGGCTCGACGTGCGTGCTGAATCCTTGCGGTGGGTCATGGGGGTTGATCCGCTCGAGGCACTCCTCGACTGGATCGGGGTCGCCGGCCTCGGCGTCGGTGCCGCCGTCCGGGACCAACTGGTACGCGTCGTCGTCGGTGTGCTCGCCGAGCTGGTCGTCGACGTCGTCGGGCTCGATCTGCGGAGGAATCGGCCGTTGCCCGTCGGCGAAGCGCGCCCGGCGGATGTGCTTGCAGCGGACGTCGCGGTGCTCGTGATCCGGACACGTGCAGCGGCCGGCACGCGTGTCGACGCGGTAGCTCGCGCCGGACTGGGAGACGACCTCGTAGATGTCTCCGCCCTGTGGCAGGACACTCATGCACTCCTCGAGGGCGCGGCGGTCGCGATCGGCGGCTGATTCGATACTACTATCTGAGTTGCGTCGTTGGGTGCTCATGCTCTCAATCTCCTGAGAGCGCGGTCGGCCGTGCCCAAACACGGCCGGCCAGACAATCGAGTTCTGACCGTGTCCCGCGCCCTACATACAGTATTACGTGTTGCTTGTAGTTATAGTTTGCGACGCAAACTCGACTATCAAGCCAGAAGTGCAAGCTTTATAATCAAACAGAAACAACGATAGGCTTGTAATGCAAGCTCAGAAAGCAAATCCCATGGCGTTGGACGCTGACGACATGCGGGACGTGGATTTCGACTTGCTCGAGTATCTACGCGAGGGGCGAATCACCCCGTCGTATGCCCGTGATCGGATGATCGACGAGGGCAAACGCGAAGTGACGTCGACCTACCTCGGCCAGCGCTTACAGCGGTTCGAGGAACACGGCCACGTCGTCAACCTATTCGACGATGGTCTGTACGAACTCGTCGACGACCCACTGGGCGACGACGACGATCTCCGCGGCGACGGCGCCGGCACGATCGCGCCGGCAGCCGACGCCGACCAGGCGATCGCCGACGTCGTCCAGGACTGGCGTCCGGGCAACAATCTCGACCGCCGCGAACAGCGCCGCGCGGCCGGCCGGGCCGCCCTCGAGTTCCTTCGCGATCGCGAGGTCGCCCAGGCCGAGGAGTTCAAACGCGAGCTCGAGCCCGAGCACCCGGTCGACAACCAGTCGCCAGACACGTGGTGGACCAAGACGGCCCGCGTGTGCCTGAAGCGCGCCGCGGAGGCCGGCCTGGTGCGGCTCGATCAGGATAACAATGACTGGCACTGGGGCGACGATCGCGATCAGGAGGACAGCGATGAGGAATGACTGACATCGTCGAACTCCCCGAAAAGGTCACCCTGTGCATGCGCTGTGCGACCATGCCCGCGCCCGTCGAGGGCTCCGAACGCCGGGAGTGCGTGGGCTGTGGCGCCGAGGTCTGGGTCTCGCCGGCGTCGCGCCAGTCGATCGAGCGCGGCGTCTATCCGGACGTTTGTGCCTGCATGCAGTGTGCCAACGAGCAAGAATCATGACGTCACGACGTGACATCCTCGTGGCCATCGTGGCCGCAGGCGGGATCTATCTGGGCCTCGCGGGACTGGTCGCAGAGTATCCCTCGCTGGCGCCGACCTACGCTGGTCTGATCGGCGCGTTCGTCGCCGTGGCGATACTCGACGCGTTCGACGACGACCCGATCGCCGCCCGTGAGTTCCAGCAGTACGGCGTCGTCGTGACCGCGATCGCCCGCCAGACGCTCCGGCGGCTCGACGAGCGCGAACAGCATCGCGCCCTTGACGACGCCGAACGCGAGTTGATGGATGTCCTCGAGCTCGACGTCGAGTTCGATCGCGAGGGACTGCTCGCTCAGGTCGCGACGGAGCCGGACGTCGACGTGGAGGCCAGCGATGACTAATATGGACTCGGGCGCAGTGTGGCAACGAGCACGCGGAGGGCAGCGATGACTAATAACGCCTCGAGCGGTATCGAACGCCCTTCTGCCCGTTCTATTCGGTTAGATGATGATGATGCACCGAGTCACTGCGGCAAGTGCAATCGGAGGCTCCTGACTGTCTACTACGATATCGCGGAACGTCCAGCGTGCCCGCGACTAAACCATTTTCTCGCCGGCACTCGGACGCGTCGGCATGGTTAGCCCAGACCTCCCGGATCGCGACGTCCCTGGCGACGTGGAGTGGTTCGTCACGCTCGTGCCGGAGGACCTTGTCCCCGACGAGATCTGGACCTCGATCGGCAACTGCGCGCTCAAGGCGACCAAGACGATTCGCGAGGTCACCAGCGATGAGTGACGACCACGATCGGCAATAATGTTTAACTATCACTGCTGGTAATTGGGGCCGTGTCGAAAGGCGCCTCCCCGGAGCCGGGCGAGACTTGGCCACCACGGCGGATTCACGGCGGGCGCCCGGCATGTAACCGCTGTAATAACACGGTGTCACATTCCTTTTATCGTCAATGGGCCGACAACGAGGGGCGGCTAAACGGCTGCCGGCGCTGTCTGCCCCGATCAGTCAGGTTCGGCGAGGACGTCTACGACCGCGATCCCGACGAGATCGACTTTGACCCGGACCAGCCCAATCGCGGCCGCGATCCGGCGCCAAGCTCGCGACTGAAAGACGAACTCGAGGCGCTCGAGACCGGCGACGACGAGAACGAACCCCACGCAAGCGCCGACGAGGAGTGATCAGTTAGGCTTCTTACCTTCTGACACCCTGCCAAATTAACTTTCAGTAACGCGATAATAGCCACACGGCCAGAACACCGATCCATGTCCAAAACCAAGCAACATCGATTCCGAAGCGAATCGTTCGATGAATACTGTCGCGCGCTCGAGCTCGTGAAACCATTCGGTATGACCCTGAAGCAACTCCGGACGCTCGAGACGATCATCCTCAACGTGATCGTCGGAGCGGTCGCGCTGGCGGCGATCTATAGCGGTGCCGAGCCGACTGTCGTGGGGCTGGCAGCACTCACGGGCTTGGGGCTGTTGAACGGGATCAAGGTCAGCGAGTGGGCCGCCGCCGCCGAGGTCCTCGCCGAGGCGCGTGCCGCGGCGGTCGAGCGTGAGCAACCGCAGGACGCCAGCCATTCCTCGAGTAGCCAGGAAGATACTGACTATTCTAATAAATAATATAAAGAATATCTAGGATGATGGACGCATGAGCTCGCGCGAGCACCGGGTCACCTGTGCGATCAAGTGGCACTACCTCGAAGGGCAATCGGCGCCGGAGATCCGCGATCGGATGGAGCAGGAAGGGCTGGGCGATTATGCGGTCTCGACGATCCGGAACTATCTGAACGAGCAGCCCGCCGAGGAAGCGATGGCGATGATCGAACAGGTGCACGCCAACACGCGGCTCCAGATCGCCGAACACGAACAGCGCATGGTCGAGCGGGCACGGCAAGCCGAGTTCTCGGCGACCGAGGCTCGCAAGCGCGTGGGCATGGTCCCGCGGACCTCGACCAACGAGGGGGACCTCGCAACCAGGGTCGACGACTGGCGCGAGCTCGAGCCCGACGATCCCGAGGCGCCGGAATGGGCGACCGACGCCGACACGATCATCGCGTTTACCGAGGGCCGCCGGACGATCGAGCCCGGCGAGCGCTATCCGATCCAGTCCGTGACGGGCGAGCCGATATACCAGCAGGCGGTCGTCGGCCTCGAGCGCGACCAGCCCGACCAGGAGGCCCGCCAGCAGTTTCGGTACGAACAGTCGACACACCTCCAGAACAAAGGCGAGGTGCTGGGTGTCTATAGCGAGCACGTCGAGATCGACGCAACCGTCGACGGTGACGTCGACCTCGAGCTCGGGGCTGACGAGAAGGCCCAGCTTGACCAGCTGTTCGGCGGCGACAGTGACGGCGACGAGGAGCCATGAGTCAATCGCTGGACCCGGCCGAACTTGCCGCGAAGGACCCCCTCGCCCACCCGGCGATCGCCTCGATATGCCTCTTCGAGTACTCCTACCCGCCGGGCGAGCACCTCCAGGAGTTCTACAACGCCCTGTGGAAGGCCGTCGATCCGGATTTTTCCCACGCTGCCAGTCGGATCGCCCGACTCATGCCCCGCGGACATGGCAAAAGCGAGGCGGCGTGTATCGTCTTTCCGACGTGGCTGATTCTCCGACGTCCGGAAATCCGGATCGCGATCATCTCCAAGACGGCCGATCTCGCCCAGGATCGCACCGAGAAGGTCGTCAACGTCGTCGAGCGCTACGCGGGCCAGTTCGATGTCGCGCTTAGAGACGCCAGTGGCACAACCCTCGAGACCGCGGCCAACCGCCACAAGGAGGCCACGATCGAGCCGTTCGGAATCGAGTCGCAACTGACTGGCAAGCACTTCGACGTGATCGTCTTCGATGACGTCGCCGATTGGGACAACCAACGCACCGAGACACAGCGCCGGAACCTCCGCCAGTACTTCCGCGATTACGTCGACAATCTCGGCGATCCCGACTCGGTGCTCGAGGGGGGAGCCGTGCAGGCCCTGATCGGCACCCGCAAGCACCCCCAGGACATCTACGCGACAGACGTGCTCGGGTCGGCGACGTGGGACGTCGGCGTCTACGAGGCGATCGATCCCGTCGACTGGCCGCTGGTTGAGCAGCGCGCCTGGACGATCCGGGGCGACGACGGGCAGCTGCATGACTCGATCGCCGACTTGCCCGAGGACGTCGCGATCGCCACGAACGGCGTCATCCCCGACCAGGAGCTCGACGTGTTGTGGCCCGAGCACAAACCCGCCGAGGCGTTGCTGTACGACATCGTCGACGGCGACGACTCGACGGCGATCTGGCAACGCGAAAACCAGCAGGATCCCGAGGCACTCTCCGGCGAGGTATTCAGCTCGGAGTGGCTGATCTACAACGACGAGCTGCCCAAGCCACCGACGAGCTACGAGTGGTACGCCGGAATGGACCTCGGTCTCGTCGACGATCTCCAAGCGGCTGCCGAGGGCGACTCCGATTACACGGCGCTGGCGGTGCTCGCCTGGAACGAGCGCGACGCACAGGGCTACGTCCATCGGCTCCGGCGCGAGCGCGGGCTCTCGGTCAAGGCCGCTGCCGACTGGGCGCGACGCCAGCTTGCTCACTACCGAATCGACGCGATGAGAATCGAGCAGAACGCCAACCGTGGCGTGGCTCAGCGGCTCCGTGACAACTCGGCGCTGCCAGCCGAGGGCGTGAGCTCGACCGAGAGCAAAGAGGCCCGGATCCACGACCTTTCGGCGCATTTCGAGAGCGGTCAGCTTCAGCTCATCGGCGACGAACGCGCCGAACACTGGCGCTCGTTCGAACAAGACGAGTGGCTGCTGTTCCCGAACGCGGCCCACGACGATCGTCTTGACGCGATCGAGCTTGCGACGCGCTGTATCGCGGTGAGCGGGCACAACGTGGGGGTCGCGTTTGGCTGACGCCGGCCGTGCTAGTCCTTTACAGTCCGATCGCGACACACCTGGCGCGGAGGGAGGCCATGCCGGGGCGTGGCTGATGATCTCCGCGGAGGGGGCTCTCGGGGCTCATCTCGTATCGTCTCGTCGACTCGACACGCGCTCGTCGCAGGTGTACCATGGCGTTCCCGGTCACTCGGGAACGCTTTTCGGCGCTGCTCGTCTCCCTCGAGCTATGGCTGAGGACTCTCCCGAGACGCTACACGCTGCACTGACCGAGATCCGTGGCGTCGGCCCGGCGACCGCCGAAGAGATCGAGCAGGCACTCGCAGAACACGAGCTCAAAGAGGAAAGCGAGACCGGTCAGGACGACTCCGCAGGCGCCGCCGTCGACGAGGCGCGCGACCAGCTGGGCACGGCGCTCGAGTATTTCGCGAGCGATCGACCGCGCCACGCCGAGCAGCACGTCCAGCGCGCTCACGAAACACTCGACGAGCTGGAGGGGTAGCATGGGACTGCTCGACCGCGATCGCGATCGCGACGACGGCCAGGACCAGGCCGTCGACGCCGACACGGCGCCCACGAGCGAGGCCTCGTCGAGTGGGCTCCTCGAGCAGGCCCGGCGCGTGCTCGCGGTCCCTCGCGACCAGCTCGAGTGTCCGGAGTGTGGCGCCCTCCTCCAGGCAGGCTACGCTCGCGATCCCCACACGCAAGGTCACTGGCGTGGGACGCCAGCCCACGTCTGCCCGGAGGACGACTGTGACTATGCCCAGCGCCGCCGCGCCAAGGGCGAGGGCGAGCGCTAGCGCTTTTCGCCGGCGCTCGTCACGCCGGGGCCATGACCAACCGACAACGCGAGCCGTTCGTCGGCGACGACCAGCGCAGTGCGGTCTCGGAGATGCTCGGTCGTGTCCTTGAGCACGTCGCGCCCGACCGGTTCGTCGCCGGCGGCGCCTCGGCCGACCATGGCTTCCAGCAACGCCCGCGAAACTTCGAGCGGCTCAAGAAGCACGAGCGGGTTTACGCTGCTGGCGGCCCGATCACCGATTTTATCGACACTCGCGCGATCATGACCTACGGCACGGGCGTCGAGTTCGAGACTGACGAGCCCGAGCTCACCGACGAGCAGGGCCGCACCGTCGCCGAGTGGCTCACCGAGCAGTTTCCACTGGTCGACCAGGCGATGATCAGTCGCGGGATCCATACCTACGTGTATGGCGACGCGTGGCCCGAGCTCGTCGAAACGCGTGGCGGTGACGTCTCCCATATTACGCTCGTCCATCCGACGACGGTCGCACCGGAGTGGGACGCCCACGGCGCGATCGAAGCACTCGAGCAGGTCGTCAAAGACGGCCGGGGGCGGTGGCGTCGGCAGCCCCTCGAGCTCGATCGCCACGGGCACTGGTTCTACAAAAACGAGTCGGCGGGACCACTGGGCGATTCGTTGCTCGCGCAGAACTGGCGAGAGATCCAGTGGTATCGCCGCAACCAGGAGCAACGCGCCAACGCGATCCGGCTGCACGGGAGCCCAAAGTACCACATCCAGGTTGGCTCCGAGAGCCAGTCGATCCCCGACCGGCTGATCCGCCGCGTTCGCGATCGCTTCCGCTCGAGAAATATCGACGAAAAGACGAGCTGGACGACCGGCGGCCAGATCGAAGTGGACGAGCTCGACGCCCCAGGCTTCCAGGGCATGGAGTCGATCACCGAGACGGACGTCACGAAACTCGCGAGTGGCTTCGGCGTGCCATTGGAGTGGACAAACTTCGGCAGCGCTGGCCTCGGCGAAGGCACGCCCGCCGAGAGCCGGATTCAGAAGTTCGAACGCCAGGCCCGGGGCGAGCAACGCCGGGCCGCAGAGCAGTTCAGGAAGTTTCCCCTGCGGCTGATCGTTGACGAGTTTTCGCCGTTCCCGCCAGGCACCCAGTTCGACATTCAGTTCGGCGATCCCGTCACGGATCGCCAGAAGATCGCCCAGTGGCTCGATCCCTTTGCGGAGCACTACACTCGCGACGAGATCCGCTCGAAGTTGGGCGATCCACCACTCACCGAGGAGCAGCGCCAAGCCGTCGAGGAGCGCGCCGAGCAGGACGCTGGGCCAGCCGAGGGTGGTGGGCTGTTCGCGAGCGCCGCCGACGCCGGCGACGCGATCGACGCGCCGGACCCCCTTGACGAGGACGCCAAGCGCGCCCACACCGACGGCGGCACGGCCGCCCGGGACAACAACTCAAGTTGTGGTTCGCGAAACGGTAGTGGGCGGGTGCTGTTGCACGGCGAGGCGGCCGCCGACGCGCTGACTCAGCAGGAGCTGGTCTGGCAGGATGTCTATGAGAACGTCCTGTGGCCCGATGAGGCGCCGGAGCGCCAACTCTTCGAATTTGATCCCGAGGACGTCCCTGACTTTGTCATCAAAAATTTGCGCCAGGCCATCGCTTCGAATGCGGTGTTTGACGAGTTCGAAACGATCGGCGCCGCCGCAGCCGAGCAGCTCGAAGGCGTTCTCATAAAGTCACTCTCCCAACCACAGGGCTGGTCGATCACGTCGCTCGCCGAGAACATCCAGGAGGCCGTGCCCGAACCGCTCGAGCGCACCGACGCCGAGCGAATCGCCCGCACGGAGACCCAGTCACTCGTCAACCAGGCCCGCGAGGAGGGCTACGAGGCACAGTTCGATCTGACCGAGGAACGATTCGACTGGGTCGGGCCCGACGATCAGCGAAACTCCGACGTCTGCCCGGCGATCAAGTCACGGGTGCCCGACACCGGGCTTCCGCTGGACGATCTTCGCGAGCTCGTCCAAGAGACTGCCCGCGAATTTGGCCACGACCCTCGGCGCTGGACTCCGCACATATCATGCAGGCACACATTTACGCGGCAAGTCGCGTAGGATTTTCCCGGCTGTGCGTCACGTCGATGCATGGCCGATCCGCCATTTAACCCACAACGCGACGGCAGCGGCGCCAACGGCACCAAGGTCTGGGGCGATCTCCGTACCAATCTCCCGCTGTACGAGGACAATTTCGACCGGCTCGTCGTCAACGAGCTCACCGATCTGGTCAATATCCCCGGTGAGAAGGATTTCACACCCGAACGACTCCGATTTTTCAAGGACGGTACGCGCCGGTTTCTCCAGTACGGCACCGACTCGACGCATACGGAGACGGACACCGGTCGCAAGCTCGAGCCCGGCTCGGGTCAGACGCTCACGCTGAAATCGACCGAGCGACTCACCTATCCGGTCGGGATCGATCTGTGGCCGTCGGCGTCGTACCGGCTCCTCGCCGAGCCCCAATCCGGCGATGCCGCTGGGTGGGGCTATGGCAAGATCGACCTCGCGAACTTCGACCCGGAAAGCGAGGAGTGGTCGGGCACCGACGCCGACGGCTATTTCGCGATCTATACCGAGTCGACAGGCACTGGCAACGTCTTGTTGATCGGCGCTCGGAACGGCACCGTATTTAACAAAACCACTGTCTCGAAGCAAAAGGCGGCCGATACCCTCTCGATCATCGAGGCTCGGCTCAACTGGTACGACGTCGGGCCGGCCGTGTTCCGCGAGAGCTTCACCGACGTCGCGAACGATTCATTCGATCCCCAGCAAAACCCGATCCTGGGCGCGATCGCCAATGACGACGGGAAGGGAGCGGCCCTTGGCTCCCAGCGCCCACAGTTCGCGATCCACCAAGCGTCGGGCAACTCCGGCTTCGGGCTCGAGGCCGGGAGCATAGCCGTCAAGGCTTCCAGCATGCCGAATTTCCAGTTTAAGACGAAATCGCACACGATGACACTCGAGTATCAGAACCCGACTGGAGAATTTCAGGTACTCGGGGCGATCCGTGGCGATAACGACCGCCCGACGATCCAACTCCGATTTCCGGAGATCGAGATCTCGGAGACGCCCGGCTCCGGCACGAATCGGACAAAAGTCGTGTTCGTCGCCGTCCACCCTGACGAGGCCGACGCCGATACAAAGACGTTCTCCACGCCGCCGGAGCACAGCAGCGCGAACTCGGTCGTCGAGCACGTCGAGGACAACACCATCACCGGCCCAGACGAGGACGGCAGCAACACGGACGTCAGTGGCCCGGACACGACCAACGACATGGACAACCCCGGCGGGTATCAGCTCGCGGCGGATGTCGTCGGCTCCGACTCCGGATCTGGCGGTGTGTTCGACGCGAGCCAGAGCGGCCGCCGCGAGGTCGCCGACACTGACATCGCGCTCGTGCTCGGTAGTGGATCGACGAGCGGCACGATCAAGCTCGAGGTCCAGACCGAGCAGAACTCCTGACCTACCGTGGCGTGACGTGCGTGCCCCACTGTACGTAACACTTACCACAGGGCCGGGGCACGACCTGAAGCATCGATGAGTAACCGCCGTGATCTCGGGACGATCAAGATCCCGCGGACGACCGCCGCCGATCCTGACGGTGCCGCCAACGACTCGTTTACCTTCGATGCGACGGTGTACGACGCCGAGGCGATCCACGGGTATGAGATCCATCGTCAGCGCAAGGACGCGCTGGGCCAGACCTGGCTCGAGTACGTCAACGAGCAGGCGACTCCGATGGCGCCGGCCGAGCAACTGGCCGAGCAGCTCGAGGACGGCCTCGCGACGGGCGGCGTCGGCGAGCCCATCGAGGACATCGCCCGGCAGGTCGTCGACGATCTCGAGGGCCATGTCCGGCAGGCCGCCTACCAGGGTGCCCGCGAAGCGATTCGCGAACGATGAACGCCGACGCGGCAGCAGTCTATGTCGGTGTCGGCCTACTCACCTACCATGGCTGGGGCCTCGTCGGCGCCGGTGCCGCGTTGCTCGGCGGCGGCGTCGCGATGATCGTGCTCGCGTCGCTGCTCGAGCCGTCGCCGCACCGATCGCCGCGGCGACCGCGTCAGTAGCCTTATCGCTCGGTTTCGTCACCGCCGGGCCATGGACGGCACTGATTTCGATCCCGACGATATGACTGATGGCGAGCATCGCGCGCTGGCCGAGTTTCGCAACCCTGCCGAGATCCGCCGCGTCGAGGAGGGCTCGGGCGTCCGGTACAAACGCGTTATGCTGCTGTCGCCGGGCACCTGGGCCGACGCCGGCAGCCAAGAACACGTCGAGTACAACGCCGACGCGATCCGTGCGTCGGCGGATAACTGGGTGGATCTCGAGGCGATCCGCGACACGATCCCCGAGTGGCAGCAGCTCGCGAATGCCGATCGGGCGTCGCGACTCGCCGAGCTCGAGGACACAGTCATGCTCGAGGACGCGGCGCCGATCAACTTTCTGCATGGGCCGGCCATGTACGGAGCTGAAAGCCTCGACGAGATCGGCGAGGTCCCCCTTGAGTCGATCATCGTCGACGATGACGGTCGCCTGTTTGGTGACATCGTGCTTGATGGCGACTCGCCACAATCACAGACGGCGATCGAGCTCGTCGACGAGGTGCTCGAGGCCACCCAGGATCCGAGCGTCGATCCGCCGCCGGTCGGTCCGTCAGTGGAGATCCCCGCCGATCGCGTCTCGCAAGATGAGGGCGTCAAGTCCCTCGAGCAGGCGTTCTTTAGCGCTGTGGGGATCGTCTTCGGCCCCGCAAGTCGACCAGTCGAACTCGGGGAGCAGGCCCGGGAGCGCGCCGTCGCGCTGACCGGGAACGCAGGAAACGGTGGGGTGGTGCTCCGTCGTGATCGCGACGACGGCAGCGGCGACGGCAATGCATCTAAACCGGCCCCACGTCACCGGTCGCTCATGTCTGACCAGTTTGATCCCGACGCGATGGACGACGAGGAGCTCGCCGAGGTCCTGCGGACGATGCAGGAGGACATGGCCGAGCTCGAGAGTGCGCTCCAGGACGTCGACGTCGATCCCCAGATGGCCCAGCAGGCCATCGCCCAGGAGGTGAGCATGCGCGTCGACGCCGACGAGGAGCTGACCGAGGACGAGGCTCAGGCCGCGGTGATCGACGAGCTCGCCAGCGCGACTGGCCGGGACGCCGATACCCTCCGGGCGATCGCCAGCGGCGAGATCGACGAGGTGCCCGAGGACGTCGCGACGGCGATGACCGAGGTGCTCGACGTCGACATGGACGACTTAGGCTCACCAGCCGAAGACGACGAGATGGACGAGAACGAACAGGAGGCCACGATGGCCGAGCTCAAGCAGGTCAAAAACGTCGTCGGCGAGGTCGCCGACCACATGTCTGATATCAAGGACATGCTCCAGGCTCGCGAGGAGGAACGCGAAACCCAGGTCGAGGAGCTCGAGCGCCGGCTCTCGGAGCTCGAGAACGAGCCCGTCAAGCGTTCGCTGACTGGCGAGCAGGACAGCGCGGAGTTCGTCGACGAGGACGACGGACTTGACGACGCGCCGGCTACCGACCGGCCGCTGATGTAGGCCTCGCACGCTGTACCGTACGACACCGTACACGCCGGCCCCGGCCCTTTTTCCCGGCTGTTCGTCACCACTGGAGCAGAATGGCATTTCGAACGTACTCGAAGCCTGTTCTCACGGAGCCAGCTCGTGCGGGGGCTGATATCGACTCCTACGACGCGGAGAACGCGGTCTCCCAAGGACAGGTCGTCAAGCAGGGCAGCAACGAGGACCAGGTAACGCCGTCCGATACGGACGGCGAGAAGGTCATCGGCGTCGCGCTCTACGACGCCAGCTCGGGTGACATCGTCGACGTCGTCCGCGAGGCCAACGGGGTCCGGCTAACGTCGGGCTCGGGCTCGATCTCGGCCGACGACGCACTCGCAAGCCATGGCGGGAGCGGCGAGAACGGCGAGGTCGACTCGGCCGCGGCGGGCGATTACATCCTCGGTACCGCAAAACGGGCCGACGAGGGCAGCAACGACGACGTAATCGCGTCGCTCAACCCCCAGCCAGGGAGTGATCTGTAATGCCGGGGATCCAGACGCGCAACGACGTCCGCCGGCGACTCAAGCAGTACTGGCGCGATCCCGGTAACCCGCGACTCCGCGGGCTGTTCTTGGCAGCGCTCCCCAACTCGGGCGCCGACCCCGAGACCGTCGGCCAGTGCTGGCCGACGCGACCCGACGAGCGTGAGCGCCATCTCCAGACCGTCTACGGGCAGTACGACGGGCAGCCCCATCGAGTGATGACCGCACCCGTCAAACAGGAGTTCTCGCCGGGTTGGCTCTTCGATGATTTCGAGAGCCGCCCCGAGAGTGGCGTTGCCCGGTCGCTCGCTCGCGATCACTTCACGCAGGACGAGGACGTCCACAAGTTCCTCTCGGGTGAGGAGACGATGGATCTCGATCGCTACATCAAACGGGCACTGCTCCAAGACTCGCCGACGCACCTGGATACGCTCTTCCGCAAGGAGCTTGAGGACACGTTCGTCATGGGCGCGCAGCCGCGCAAGATCTTCCGCGACGCGGCCAACGTCCGGCGGGTCAACCGCGAGAAGGGCGATTTCCCGCGGGAGAGCGACGAGCCGTACGCGCCGATCATCGGCCACAACGACGAGATCCGGACGGGCCAGCAGGGATTCGACACGGTCAGTTTCGACTGTGACAAGATCGCCACTGGCTTCGAGATCAGCGACTCGCTGATGAACCAGTCCGAGCCGGACGCGTTCGCGAGTCTCGCCGAGGGGGTGGGCGCGGCCGTCGAGAACACCCTCAACCGCAAGGCGCTCGTCACGGCAATCGATAACGCCGACTCGAACAACGACGTCGACGCCGACATCGGCGGCTCGAACGAACAGTCGGCCGTCCAGGCGCTGAACGAGGCGGTCACGAACGTCGACATCAACGACTACGGCGAGCCCGACTCGGTGGTCGTCCATCCCGAGTTCGAGCAGGCGATTTTCGACGACACCAACGTGGTGTACGCCAATCGCTCGGGCGAGACCGAGCCCGTCCAGGATCGCGAGATGGGCTCGATCATGGGCCTCGGGCGCTGGAAAGGGTCGGACAGCACGTACAACAATGCCGGCAGCGCCTCGTACGGCAAACAGCTCTCGACGTCGAACACGTGGGGATACGATGGCGACACGGAGATCGGCGCCGTGGCGTTCCCCAGCCGGATGTTCAACGTCGTGATTTGGGACGATTTCGACATGGAGACCAAATCCTACGAAGATCCGATCCGGGATCTCGAAGGGCAAAACGTCCGCACGTGGATGGACGCCGTCTACGGCCAGCAGGGAGCCGGAGCAGTCATCAAACACTAACACAGGATCATGACTGATTGGAACCAGGGCTCACCAGTCCACATCAACAACCAGGACGAACAGACAGCAAGCGACTACGTGACTGTCAACGTCAATACCACAGGCACGACCGATCTGCTTGATCCCTCGAACACGCGGCGGATCCACGGCGTGTTTGGCGCGGCCGCAACGGCCAGCTCGACGATCGACCTCGAGCTCACCGACGGCACCAACACGGCCACGCTCGATGGGAATGCCGACGGCGACGACGTCGTGTTCGGCGAGACGTTCAACATGCGATCGACCGACAAGCTCCAGGCCAACGTGACGAGTGCCGATACCGATACGGACACGACGCTGGTCGTGTTGCATAGCGCCGTCGATCACGTCACCGACGAATAGCGTCGCAGGCCACCGTTCTTTTCGCGCTGGCGCGTCTCTCGTTGATTCGATCGAGTATGATCCACGACCACGCCAACGAGGGCAAGGTCGTCGACGCCGAGTGGCACGCATTCCGCCAGATGGCTCGCGAGACTGCCATGTCACCGGAGGAGTTCGACGATCGTGATCGGACACGGTACAACCTCGACGATGACGATCCGGTCGCGCCGGCGCGGATCACCGGCGCGAACAACCCCGAAACCTACGAGGGCGACGGCGAGGGCGATCTCGCGCCGCTGCCCGACTACGACTCGGGGGACGCGCCGTACCGTTAGGTACGATACGGTACACGACAGCCCCGGAGCTTTTCGTGGCTGCTCGTCTCGGCTGGCGTATGCCAACGACACTGTTCCCGTCGATCCTGCCCGATCGCGACGCCGACGACATCCACACGCTCGAGAGTGCGTTCGGCGATGGCTGTCCGTTCTGCGACGAGTACACGGGCGAGCACGGCCGCCAGCACGCTCGCAACGCTCACCCCGACCAGTACGAGGAGCTCGCGGACCGACACGAGGAGGCCTGAGCGATGGTCACGACGCCGACGGTCGACGAGGTCCAGCGGGGCTACAACGGCAATCCCGTCGACGAGGGCGATCTCTCGTCGGATTCGAACACGAGCCCGCCGTTCAGCGATCCGAGCACCGAGGCCGAGCAGCAGATCGTCGAGGCCGTCGATATGTTCGAGGCTGTCTTCTCCGATCAGCTGCTTTTCACTGCTGAGACACTCGACGAGGACAACGCAATCCGACTGCTCTGCCGGCACAAGTGGGCGCTCACGCTGGGCGATACGATCCAATCGGAGGGGCAAGCGGGTACGAGTGTGACCTATAACGTCTCGACACGCACCGAGCGCTCGCTCTCGCGGACGTCCTACGGTCTCGAGTTTCTCGAGTATCTCCGCGACGAGCCCAATATCTCGGTCTACCGGGGGCGCTGATGGTCCGGACGCGTGTCGAGACGCGGGTCGATCGCGACGCCAGTGGGGCCGTCCGGTCGGCGACCGACCGCCACATGCTCGACGTTGCCCAGGCTGGGTTCAATAAAAGCCAGGACGTGATCCTCGACGAGGCCACGGACACGGGCCAGCTCGAGCGCTCGGGGTTTGCACCGCGTCGACGCGACGACGGCACAGTCGTCTATGGCTGGTCCGCAGACTACGCCGCGGCCGTCGACCAGGGGACCGTGCCCCACTGGCCACCGATCAAGCCCCTGCTGGGCTGGGTACGACGCGTGTTCGGCGTCGACGGCTCACGCAAGTGGGCTGCCGCGAAGGGCGTCCAACAGAAGATCGCTGAGGAGGGCACCGCCCCCGTGGGCTTTGTCGAACACGGTCTCGAGGCCGCCCGGGCAAAAGCCCGCGAGCGGGGGCTCGACAAGCTCGTCAGCGAGCGGCTCTAATCTGACCACGGATGCTTTTCGCCTCCTCGCGCCACCGCAGGGGTATGCTTGGCTACTTACTCGTCGCCGGCGTCGTCGGGCTCGCCCTTGGGGCGGTGCTCGTCGCGACCGGCCAGTGGCTTGCCGATCGGCGCCGCGTCGCCAGGGATCCGTTCGGTGCACCTGCCCATCCGACCCACGTCTCAATCGCATGCACCGCATGTCACGATACCTTTCCCGATCGCCAGTCTGCCGAGGAGCATCTCGCCGAGGAGCACGGCATGGTCCTCGAGGGCGATGAGGCCGACGACGTCCTCGTCGAGGCCGAGGTCGAGGGGGGAAACTGATGGGGAGTCTCACCAGCTCGGTTGACCCGGTCACGGCGACGATCGACATTCTCCAGTGGGCCACACGCTCGGCGCCGAGCGATCTGTTGCTCGCAGGGTTTGGCGCCTCGCAAGCGGGGTTTGGGAGTGACCTACCAGGACTGACCAGCGAGACGACCGAGTACTATCCTGGCGGCGCCGATCCCGATCGGATCAAACGTGATGAGGACGTCGACCCCTCCGACAAGCAACAAAACCAGCGCCTTTCGCAGGTCTCCCTCTACGTCGGCCCCGCCACCGACGGAGAGACGGACAAATTCTCGGCGGCCGGCGACGCGCTGGTCGTGAACACGACCGCGATCGAGATCTGGACCAGCGATTCGACGACGACCCACAACTGGCTTCGTGATCTCATGGATCTCTTCGGAGAGTTTAGTGCCGACAACGGCACGAGCACGCCCTTTTACGAGGTCTATCCCGACCAGGGGATTGTCGATAATCGGCCCCAGGGCTTCTACTACGGCGGGTTTAATCCTGAGAGTCTCAACGTCCGGCTCGAGGAGCACCGCGAGATCGGCTAGCCCCCGAGGCTTTTCGGCGCTGTGCGTCACGCCGGCGTATGGCTCAGCTAGGCCCGTACTATGGCGATACGATGACTGTCTCGCTCAAGGCCGTTGGCACGCCGACGGACATCCCGGTGGGTAAGGCCCAAAACGTCGAGATCCGAATCGAGGCCGAAGAAACGGAGTATTTCAGCGCCGAATCGACACTGCGGGACGTCTCTCGGTTCTCGGAGATCCGGCCGATCTGTGTATTCGAGGTCGGCGCGTGGGACGTCAGTCTGTATAAACAATGGATGGGTGGCAGCGACGACGCGAACACGTCGTCGTCACTATCAGGTGGGAGCCCACAGGACCCACAGAAATTCAACTTCACTGGGAAATTAACGCCGAGTGACGGCTCGACGGCCTGGGAGGTGACCGTCAGCAACGTCACGATCCCGACGCTGCCCTTCTGGAACGCCGAGCGCAACGAGTTCGTGGGCAACTCCTACGAGGGCGCCGGCGACGATCTCTCGATCGACACGGAGCCGGCATGATAGATCGGCACGTCGCTTATTCCGTGTGCATGCCTCACTGTGGGGCATGTCATCGACAGATCCCTCGAAGATCCATCCCGAGCACGATGAACCCACGCCAGCGAACATGGACGACTGGAGCGAGGAGCAACTCGAGCAGTACGAGCGAGCCCAAAAACGTGAGCTCGATCGGGACGCCAAAGAGCATCGTCGTGAGCTCGTCCAGGAGGAACGCGAAGCCCTCGACAAGCTTCGCGACGCGACCAGCGAGACGCCCGCCGCCGAGCAGACGACGACCGTCGCATTCGGCGACGCCGAACTCGTCGTGACGACCAAGGTCACCGGCGAGCTTGAGGGGCTGTTCGACGATATCGTCGACGAGCAGCGTAAGGAGGTGTCCCGGCCGGGGACGATCAAGAAGACGCTAATCGACGCGATCCTCTTGCTGATCGTCGACGATGACGAACCCGACGACGACCCGGTCACGTTTCAGTCACGAGCACTCTGGGAACAGTACTATCTCAGCGAGGGGTCAGCCGGGCTGATGGAGGCATTTGACACGCTCGCCGAGCCGGCCCTCGAGCGCTACGAGGAATTGGGAAACTCGCACGAACGGACACGGCAATAGATCTCGTCGAGGTCATGCACGTCACGGGCTCGACGATGGGCGAGGTCCTCGCGATGTCCGACGAGGAGCTCATGCTGACGCGAATCGCGATCGGCGCGTGGCGGCAGGCTCACTCGGGTGGCCGCGGTCGCGGCGGGGCGGGGCAGCTCCCGGAGTCCCTGCCCGGCGACCTGGGCTAGCCCCCCAGTTTTGCCAGTCACCCGTCACGCCGACGCCATGGCTGAGACGATCAACGACCTGCTCGTGCGGATCACGCCCGAGGGGATCGACGAGACGACCGACGAACTCGACGAGGCACGGGATTCCTTCGAGGAGACCGCCAACGTTGCCGGCGAGTCGGCTGCCGAGCTCGAAGGCTTTGCCAATCGCTGGCAAGGCGCCTTGCAGGCGATCACCGCCGGGCTCGTCGCGGGCGCGGCCGTGCTCCTCTCAAAAGTCCCTGTCTTGGGCGAGTCGATGTCGGCGTTGAACGCGATCATCGACGCCTTTGCGCTCAGGTTGGACTCGGTGTTACGACCGGCGCTGGGGGACACGAACAGCGCACTCTTTGAGTTCGCGAACACAGTCGCCACGGCCGAGGGGCCGCTCGGAATATTGTTCGACGCGGTCTCCGTGGTGATCGGAATCATCGGGCCGGCGATCGTCGCGATCGCCGCGATCGGCTCGCAGATAGGCAAGTGGGCGACGACGACGGCGGGCGTTGGCGCGATCCTCCAGAGCCTGGGCTCGACAATCGCGAGCGTGGTCTCGTCGATCGCCGGCTTCATCGCCTCATCGACGGCGGCCGTGGTCGCGGTCGGGGCGCTCCTGGGCACGCTGGGCGTGGCTGTCCTCGAGGTCACGGGCGTCCTCGACGCGTTCGAGGACCTCGGCGCTGCTCTGTCGGGGACGGTCGGCGACGCCTTGGTCACGTTCGGCTCGATCATCTCGCTGGGGATCCTCCCGCTGATTGCGAGCCTGGGTGCGGCGATCGTCGGTTTTGTCAGGGGCACACTCGAGGGGGGCTTTTCGGAAGGGCTCCGACGCGCCAAAGAAAACGCGATCCAAGCCTTCGGGACGCTCAAAGAGAGCATCACCAGCACACTCGACTCGCTGGCGACGGCGCTGTTCGACGCTGGTTCAGGGCTCGTCGACGAGCTCATCGACGGGTTGTTGAGCAAGGTCAGCGAGCTTGAGGACGCTGCCGGCAAGCTCGCCAACGCGATCGCGAAGAACATGCCCTCCTCGCCCGCTGAGACGGGGCCGCTTGCCGATCTCGATCAGGCTGGCCCGGGACTGGTCGAGACTGTCGCGACGGGCATGGAGCGCTCGGTCGGCCGCCTCGACCAGGCCAGCGGCCGCGTCGCGATGGCCGCGGATCCACGCGGGCAGGGGCAAGGTCGACGTGGCGATCGCGGCGGTGCCGGTGGTGCCGGCCAGGACGCGGTCACGCGGCAGCTCCAGCAGCTCGTCCAGGCGATGCAACAGTCGCGCCGGGAGACCGTCCTTGAGCTCGACGGGCAAACGGTCGCCCGCCAGCTCGAACCACTCTTGGGCGAGGGCGCCGTCCTCTCGGGTGCCACGCAAGTGCGGCGGTGACCAGCGATGGCCAACATCGCAACCCTCTCGCGAAACGGCACGAGCGTCGACATCGATCTCGTTGGCGAGGGGGGCGATCTGTCGGTCGCGCGCGATTTGGGCAAGCCAAATCTAGATGTCAACGCCGTTGGGGCCGAAAACCCAATCCACCAGGACTATCAAAATGCCCAGGACGTCTGGACGGTCATCGGCTTTTTGATCGGCTCGAACGCGTATAGCGACGCCAGGACGCTCGCCGAGGACATCATCAAACCCCGGTTGAGCAGTGCGCTCACACTCGACCTCTCGGACCTCCCCGAACGATCGACCTACGACGTCGTCCCGGCCGGTCAGTCGGCCTGCACGCTGACGTACGTCCCGGGCACGGTCGATATCGTCGGCGTCCAGTGCTCGCTGCCGGTCGTCAGTACCGTCCAGGGCGGCACGCAAAACAGCACGGCGCCGGGCTCGCCAGGGAGTGGCGACGGGATCAAACTCACGCGGACGGACGACTCGACGAGCGTCACGCTCTCGCGGAAGCTCACGCTCACCCGCGAGGTCGGCAGGCCCGAGCTCCAGCTCAACCCGACCAACGGCGAGCTCCCGATCGCGATCGACGAAAACGCGCCGGCGGCAGACACCTGGCAACTCTCGGGAGCGCTGGTCTCGAGTGCGACCGCGACGGCCAGCACGCTCGAGGCGGATCTCCTGCGGCCAAGGCTGGGCGACGCGGCGATCACGCTGGAGTTTCTGGGCAATCAGTGGGGCCTCCAGAAGTACCAGACGATCCCGACAGGCACCCAGTCACTGCGGACGGCACTCTCGGCCGGTGCGAACGGCGTCGTCGATGTGCCCACGCTCGAGCTCCAGTCCGTGCGGACGTGAGCCAGCCAGGCTTATCCTAACCTCGCGGCACGCCAATGCCATGAGTGGCATTCTCGCCTTTCGCGCTCGGCGGCCGGCCGACGGGACGGCCGACACGGACCTGTACGACGTCGCACCATTACGAGACGCGTTCGAACGCTTCGCTGGCGGCGCCACGTTGCGATTTCTGGATCCTGACCAGTCCAAGATCGACGAGTACCCATACGGCACGCGGGTGGAGGTCCAGGTCAACCAAGACGCCGGCAGCGATCAGTTCGCCGGCGTGTTTGTCGGCGGCTTTGGCGAGTCGCAAGCGGGCTTTGGAATCAGTGACGTCGTCGCGCTCTCCTCGACTCGTGGCTGGTGGACGCGTGGTGCATTCGTGTGCCTCGAGCCCTCGCGGACGACCACCGACGGGATCCCGATGGTCGAGGTCGACGCCGTCGGCTACAACCACCTCCTCACCCGCGAGCAGATCATCAAAGACTACTCCAGCACCGCCAAGACGGACATCTTGAAGGATATCATCACCACGTTCACGCCGATCACGTGGGACGCCAACCAGGTCGACGTCGAGGACGACTCCGCGATCGATCTCTCACTGCGAGGGATCACGCCCGCCGAGGCAATCAGCGAGCTGGCCTCGCGCTCGGCCGACGAGGAGTGGTTCGTCGACGACTCTTTTACGTTCGTCTTCAGGCAACAGGATATTGCGCGTGCGAACGCCGTCACGGACACGGATGTCCTCAATCACGATCTCCCCGAGCGTGGGGCTCGCGAGGTCAACAAGTTCACCGTCTACTACGGCACCAACGAGGATCAGGCCTGGACCGAAGAGGATCGCGAGGCCCAGGAAAAACTCCAGGATCAGCTTGACGCCGATCGGCGTGTGGTCGTCGCCGACAGTGACTCGTTTCCGGAGATCACGACCGAGAGTGAAGCCAAAAAGAAGGCCAAAAAACGCCTGGACGACCAGTCAGTCACCCAGACCGGCGAGATCGAAACACCGCTTGGCTATCTGGATACCAGTGCAGGCGACGTCTTTAGCCTGACACTCTCCGACGCCGGGATCGACACCGAGGATTTCCGGGTTGCTCAGGTCGATTACGAGTGGGGCGCGGGCGTCGTGCGCCGGGTGATTGCGAGAAACACGGGCGGAAACGTCGACGAGTTGCTCGTCTCGCTCTCAGAGTCGCTCACCAACGAACGGCTCCAGAACGTCGCGACGGATCCGGCGACGGTGAATGCGGTCCGGGCCGAAGCTCAGCTTACGGTCACCGTGGATGCAACGATCGTCACCAAGTCGACCAGGAGTGACTCGTTTCTCCCCGGCCAGTCCGAGCTCGGCTTGGGCACCGACGACGAACTCGGCGGCGGCCTCGCCAGTGGGCAGACGGCCGTGGCCCTCGAGACGAAAAAGGCGACACGCGGGTTGTTGAACCTCCTGCGGGACCTCTGGCGCAACGGGAACAGTGCCTACGTCGACCTCTCATATCTGTCCGCGGGTACAGACGACAGCTCGGCGACGCGCTCGGATAGCGAGCTCGAGGTTGAGGTCGGCCGGACGGCCGTCCAATCGGTCAACAAATCTGTCACCGAGGGGCAGGCCGAGGTCCTCGCGACGATCCCGGCCGGCGGCCCCTTCGCCGACGCGGGCCAGCTCGCCGAGTTCGGGATCCAGGACGCTGCCAGTGGTGGGTCACTCTACTCGCGGCTGACGATCGCCGATACGAAACTCGACGCGTCGACGCGCCTGTCGGTCGCAATCTCAATCACGCTGAACAACGACAGCGACGGCGATGGTGTCGTCACGGCCACTGGCCAGGAGCGCTGGCGCGATCTCCTCGTCGGCGAAAGCGGCGTCGAACCAACTAATTTCGTGTACGGCGACGGGACGAGCGACCCAAGTGTATCGGACACGAGTCTCGACAACCAGATCCACGAGGACGCGATCGACTCCACGGAAGCCGGCTCGACGGGGATCGTCCGGCTGATAGAGCGTGTCAAGACTGGCGATACAGCCACCGAGGATATTAGCGAGTTCGGTCAGGAGAACAGTGACGACGAGCTGCTCTCTCGGTACCAGTTCGAAGCGTTTGGTGAGTCGGTCGAGATCGAGGCGATTCATGGCTACAGGGCACACAACCCCTAAGCCTCACTAGGGCCACGGGCCGGCATGAGTCGCAATCCGACGGACGACAACACAGCCCTGTGGTCGGCGACGCTGAACGCGTTTGCGTCGCGTCAGGCTGGGCTCGCGATTCTCAGCGGCTGTACGGTCTCGAAGGGCACCGGCGATTTTGACTCGGATGTCTCCTCGGGGACCGTCTGGCTCAACGGCGCGCGTGTGTCGGTCTCGAGTGCGACCCTCACGCACACCGATACGTCGAACATGTCAAGCGGGGAGACGCGCGTCGACCTGATCTCGGCTGACTCCAATGGCGCCGTCTCGATCACCAAGGGCACGGCCGCAATGGACCCGGCGGCCCCCGGAATTCCGACTGATGAGGTACTGCTGGGATATTGGCAGATTGCCGGCGACGACGCGTCGCTCGCGTCATCGGATCTCTTTGACATCCCTGACCTGGCGATCTCCGTCGAAGACCTGACGTCCGCCGGATCGGATGGGGACATGCCGGTCGTGCAAAGCGACGGGAGCCTCGAGATGCGCCAGGCCAAATTGCCCGCGCTCTCAGACATCGATAGCAGCTCGTCGGACGCTGCGATCAACCGGCTCGATCGGGTGCTCTCCGACGACAGTTGGGGCTCGATCGGGTTTGGTCGCGGTGACACCGGGACGTCCGATGAGCACCTGGGCAGCATCCTACTCCCAGATGGTCGCGTGCTATTCCCCCACGACGCGAATTCGACGGGAGTGAACATGCTCATTTTCGATCCCAGCGACAACTCAACGACCAGTGGCCCCAATTCCGGCGAGGGGGCGAATCCATTCGGGGGCGGCGCACTGCTTGAGGATGGCCGTGTCGCCCTCGCACCAGACGAATCGGACAACGTCGGACTTTTCGACCCGTCAGACGACAGTTACACGAGTGGTCCGGCCCACGGTGAAGGGGACTTCGCGTTCCATGGGGCCGTTCTGGCCCCCGACGGCCGGGCCATTCTTGTCCCGGCGAATTCGGGGAACGTCGGGATTTTCGACCCCAGCGACGACTCGTATTCGAGCGTCAATCACACTGAGGGCACCTCGGTGGAATTCAACGGGGGTGTTTTGCTTGCCGACGGTCGCGTCGTCTTCGCTCCACAAACATCAGACAACGTCGGGATTTTTGACCCGTCAGACGACAGTTACACGAGTGGTCCGGGCCACGGCGAAACTGAACCTGCGTTCAAGGGTGGCGGGGCGTTGCTCCCCGACGGCCGCGTCGTTTTTTCACCATGGGATTCGGACAACGTCGGGATTTTTGACCCGTCAGACGACAGTTACACGAGTGGTCCGGCCCACGGTGAAGGAGACAGCGCGTTTTATGGAACGTCGGCCCTCCCCGACGGTCGCGTCGTCTTCGCTCCGAATAACTCAAGCAACGTCGGGATTTTCGACCCGTCAGACGACAGTTACACGAGCGGGCCCGATACACAGGCAACGGATGGCGACTTTCGTGGGGCGGCGACGCTCCCCGACGGCCGCGTCGTCTTCACTCCCGGTGGAACGCGGAATGACTATGGTCTCGTCTATTCGCACGGCCAGCTCCCGAACCCGACGCGGAACTGCACACATCCGTTCATACAGGGGTTCTAATCGACGCTGTCATAGTTATATGGAACACCCGTCACGGCGGGGATATGACTCGTAATCCTGTCGGCGATCGCGAGGACTTTTCGGCGACGTACTGGAGTGCGATCCTCAATGCACACGCGAAAGAGGCCGTCGTCTCGGGCTGTACGCCGTCAAAAGGCTCGGGCGATTGGGACGTCGACATCGCGAGCGGCGAGGTCGTCGTCGGGGGCACGCAGGTGTCGGTGAGCGCGGATACGGTGACCCTGTCACCAAGCGACAGCGACGATCGCGTCGATCTCGTCCACGTTGATAGTTCGGGGACAGTGAGCTCGACGGAAGGCACGGCCGCGACGAACCCGACGGCGCCAGACATTCCAAGCGGCGAGGTCCTCCTGGCGACCGTGCTCGTCGAGGGCGGCGCGTCGGATCTCTCGAGTGCGGGCTCGTCGATCAACGACTACCGGACGATCTACGTCGGCGGACGAGCAGCCATGACGATCTCGTCGGCCACAACCACCGCCGACGAGGAGGTCATCGGCGTCGACTCATCTACGGGAGCAATCACCGTCACGCTCGCCTCGGCAGACGCTTATCTCGGCAAGGAGCTCGTCGTCTTTGACGCCGGCGACAACGCCTCGAGCAACACCATCACGATCGATACCGAGGGCTCGGAGACGATCGACCCCGGGGGCGCGTCGTCAAAAACCATCACTGTCGACGGCACATTCGTTCGGCTCTACAGCGACGGTTCAAACTGGTTCGCCGAGGGGCGTGCGATCGACGCCGAGACGATAAGTACAGATACCCTAACAATCGAAGAACCAAGCGGGCCGACAGTTGTCGGGACATTTGGAGCGCAGGGGGAATTAATCGCGTCTGATGTCTTCACTTTGGCAGATGACGAGGTGATTGTGTTAGCAGAGGGGGCGAAATCAGCCAATCTGATCCTGATTAAAGACGAGAGTGGTAACGCAGAGGCGTTCATTCGGACTGTTGGCTCAGATATAACCGTGGAGTCGACCCAAGGGACAACTGATTTTGTCTCTGGAGATGTCGATGGGAAAAATTCAATCATTTACGACGCGGGGGACATTCGTCTTAAAAACCGGACTGGGTCCAGCAACAACTATTCTGTGACGATACTCGCTAATTAGTGAGAACGTGGTAACGGGTGTTACTCGGCAAGCAGGCGTGAAAAATAGAGCGGTGTGAAACCTATCGCGAGTGAGTCGCGTTCAGCGCGCGGCGCGTTCGCGTCCCCGACCGGCGGACGTACCGATGGGCCGTCGAGAGATCAGCCCAGCCCAGGAGTGCTTGGAGGGCAAGCGCGTCGAGGCCGCGGCTGGCGTGATACGACGCGGCCGTTGCCCGGAGACAGTGCGGGTAGATCGCGTCGGCGTCAAGACCGTCGACACGCTCGGCGGCGCGATCGAGCCGACGGTGGACCGCTGAGTGCGAGCCCTGGTACTGGTCGAAGCGATCGAAATAGTGTTCCAGGGCGAGCTCGACGCGTGGGTCAAAGTCAAAGGGGATCTCGCGGGCGGCGGCCTCGGTCTTGGATTGCCAGCGCTGCTTGAGGGCGGTCTCGAGATCGAGGGCCTCGTCCTCGCCGGAATGGGCGACCTGCTGTTTGGCGAGTTGGGTGCAGTGCCCACAGACCCCACCGTTGCGGCCGTTCGTGCAGGGGTCGTAGCGTGGAATCTCGAGCATCCGATCGCGCCAGTTGATCCAGCTCTCGTCGAGATGCGTAAGCTCGCCGACGCGGAGCCCGAGTCGCCCCGTCAGCAGGACGATCGTCCGCGTCTCCAACTGGTAGTAGTCATCGTCAAGTCGGTAACAGGCCTCGAGGAGCCGCTGAAACTCCCGATCGTCCAGTGCGTCGTCCTTGCTGTGACGAGGAGACTGTCGGTTGGAGTGGCTGCCGATACGCCTATCCGTACCGCTGTGTGAGTTCGACATGCTTCTGGTCCACCAGAAGCGCGGTCCGCTGTCCAAGCAGCGGGCCTTTCGTGGCCGATGACCGCGTTCTGGATGAGTATTCTTGCACAATCCGACTAGTTAAAACCACTGATAATACTCGGGTTGGAGCCAGTGAGAAGCGACCGCCACTCACGTGCTGGCCCAAGACGGCCACGGTGACAGTGCCGTCAGCACGTGTGAGCCTCCAC